GCTGTCATAGGTCTCATGACTTCCAGACTTGTATCATACTTAGTTACTCCTATTTCAACTTGAACTTCTTCGTGTTGATGATTAGAAGGATTCTTCAACAATACATTTTCTGTTCCAGTATACCCAATCGTATGTAATGCTTTGATTAGGAAATCTTTATCCTTCAGTTTCGTTTTGATGTTGGTGAAGTGCGACATTTTGTTTCTGATAATATTCTGGTTTTAATTCTCTAGACTTAACATTACCTAGAGTATCTTCTATTTCTTTTGTAATATCTATACAAGTATCATTTGTTACTCCTTGCACTTCCTCAGTGACATTACCGTCCTGATCAATCCGAAAAATAATTCTTTCCATGATTTTAAATTTTTCTGATATGAATATATCATAGCACAAAAAAAGGGGGTTGGAAACCCCCTTTTTTAATTAGATTACATTAGTCTTTTCCTATTCTAGAAGTGCTCTACATTCTAACGCACATGATTTATCTCCGTCTGTGCATTCAACAATACACTCAAAATAATCATCTATCGGGTCTGAACTGGATAAATTAAAAGGAACCCACGAATTTAAATTGTTGAATGATATTGGACTGTGCATAAGCATTGCCTCCTTATTTTCTCATTATTATCTATCAAAAAATTTATACCTATGTCAGGATATCTTAACAAAAAGAAATGCCTAGTCAGTTTTCTTTTTTTTACTTCCGATATTATATTTCGTTTCTAATATCCATTCACCCTTATCTTTAAAAGATAAAACTTTTATTTGATTAAGAGGTGCTATATCTTGTATTTTTTCTGCATTTGAAATATCTACAAGTCCCCAATCAACTAATAGTTGAACTATACGATTACGACGTTGAATATCGTTTTGAGTGAGATTTGCATGTTTACCATCAAGTGCAAATAATTCTTTAAAATGAACAATATAATATCTTCCCTGCTTATGCAGTATGTGACATGACTGATATATCTTCTTCTCTTTTCGGGATGCTACACCAATTCTTGTGAGAGTTTCTCTGACTTTCAAGAAATCATCAGGTTCACTGAGTGAAATTTCAATCATTTGGTCAGACGACCAATTCACCTCTGGTTCTTTAACCACACTCATTTCGATCCTCCAGTTTCAAATTTAGATTTTATAAAATTAAGTTGTTCTTTGGAAAGAATTTTTAGAATCTGTTTTGCTTTTTCGTTACTATAACCATAATAACGTTTTACATAATCTAGATCTTTGATCTCATCCTTACGAAGCCAAGGAGAAAATCGTTTCTTAACTCTGAGTGTATTTATAAAAAAGTCATATTGCATCTTCTTTGGTAAAAAATTATACTTATTCATTTCATTTGCAAACATAATTGCATCAAGATGACCTGAGAAACAACGATTGATTATGTATGGAGGATACTTTTTTTCAATTGATGGATCTTCATCAATTAAATTTTTCTTGGTTTGATTTATAGAGTTTAACCAGTCTTTGAGTTCCATTATGTAAGTAGTTGTTCAAGTGGTGTTACAGGATGTATATCATAATTTGTTACTAACAGTTCTGTTTTTATATTTTCTTTAGTTCCTTTATCTCCTCGATGTGCCATAGAATATCTCAACTTCCATTCTTTTAAATTATAGTTTTTATATAGTTCACACAAACGATCATTCAAATTGTACGTAACCATAAATTTAGATTTACATTTATATACCTCTCCTGCAAATCTATCATGATCAAATGATTTGTGCATTTCTTTATTTTTACCATACAAGAAATCTTTAATATCATATGGTGGATCTAAAAATACAAATGCATCACCAGTTGCATATGAGTTCATAACCTCAGAATAATCTAAGTTTGTAATCTTCCAATATCTAATTAACTTCGAAAAATCTTTAAGTTTACGTGCACCTACTAATGAAAAATTAGAGTTTGATGCTGTTTGTGAAAAAGTACTATTCTCAGTGAGTCCAGAAAAACTACACTTATTCATAATAAAAAATGCAACTGCCTGTTCCAAATAATTATAACTATCAATCTCCTCTTTACATTGATTAAACAAATGCTTTGCTCTGGCAGTTATCTTTTCTGGATCTCCAGCATCAAGTGTATTTTGTTTTTCTTCAAGAACTCTTTCAGATAATTCATCCCCATTATCTCTTAGTTGCACCCAGAAATTATATAAGGGAATATAAAGGTCATTTATCCATATGGGTATTCTAGGATATCTCTTTGTTATATCAATAGCAATAGATCCACCACCAATAAATGGTTCACGATATTCTGACATATTTTCAGGATACCATTTAGATAATGTTTTAACTGCCTTCGATTTACCACCAGGATATCTCAATGGTGTCTTAAGAGATTTATCAGACATCAATATAAGTTAGGATATTTTCTCACATCTTCTTGTTCCTGTATGATAGTGAAAACTTCTGTAAGATCAGTTACACTTTGAGTCATCATACGATAACCAATTCCAATATAAATTTGGCCTGCAATAACTGCTACAGTGGCAGCACCCCAGAAGATATAATATTTGTTTGATTTAACTTGATGTTTTAGTTTTGACATGTTTTTCATTTTAATAAGTCCATAATAGCGAAGTATGCAACAAAACCAGATGCAATACCTGATATTAGCACAAAAATTCCAATAAGTCCAAATGCATTCATTTGAACTCACACTCCTGTTTTTTTCTGTAGTTAGAATTTTGTAAAGGTGTAACCCATCTTAAATTTGATATATGATTGTTAGAAGTATCTCCATCAATATGATCTACATAAGCAGAATCTCTTATAAACTGTTTTGCTGATTCAGGAGTTTTATCCCAATCTTCTTTTGGGATAGGTGGAAATTTATCAATTGGTTTCCATGATTCCAATACTGCTCGATGATATCTAACATTAATTTTGGCATGTTTAGTACTAACTTGTCCTTGTCCATTAGTAGACATGACATAATTATACTCTGGAAATAATCCTTGACTTACCTCTACACTCAAGTTAACTGCCATAGGTCTTTTGTAATATGTTTTCTTATTACCATTCAACCTGTTTGGATGATCTACAACTTGTTTTCTTTCATAGTTCATAATTTTTGGAGAACCGTTCTTAGTCCTTTTAGTACTAAGAATCTTAGCACACTCACTAATATAGTAATCAGGAATATGTCGTTGCTTATGTAACAAGGGTTTAAATTCAATATTATCTACAATAATTGAATTAACTTCATTTCCAAATATATCTAGTCCAATCATTTGAACTCACACTCCACCATGATCTCAGTGAGTGCTGCTAAGAGATTTATCTCTTGATCAGCAACAAATGCCATTTGATATTGATACTTTGCAATGACTAATACTGCTGCAGGAATACTGGTTGGTATCATTGTATCATATAAAGTATCATAAATGCGTCGAAGTAAAACTGTGGGATCATTATCTAGATTAGTAACAACCCATTTACGAACTTCAGAAAAGTTTTTATGTTTGAGATTTTTAACTAGATCATCTACAGCAACATCAGAAAATGCTGCAAGTATTCCACTATCTATTTTACCACTTATAGAATATCTTTGACACTCATTTAACACTCTCCTCCAGTCAGGAAAATGTTTATTGATTAATTGTATTATAACTTTCTTATCAGATTCGATTCTCTCAACTTCTAGTATGTGATTAATTCTAGAAAAGAATTGTGCTGCTATTGCTGGTTTGTCTTTTTTATTAACTGAGAAGTCAACAACAGAGCAACGAGAATGCAATGGCTCAATAATCTTGTTTTTGTAGTTGCAGGTAAAGATAAACCTACAGTTTCTGGAGAATTCCTCAATAGACGCTCTAAGGAGGAGTTGTACGTCGGAAGTGGTATTGTCTGCTTCATCAATGATGATGACTTTATGTTTCGACTCACTTGTAAGAGAGACGGTAGATGCGAAGTTCTTTGCGTTCGTCCGAACAGTGTCGAGAAAACGTCCTTCATCCGATCCATTAATGACATAGAAATCTGCTCCTAATTCATTACATAGTGCTTTTGCTACTGTGGTCTTACCAATACCTGGTGGACCTGACAATAACATATTAGGTATCTCACCTGCAGTTAAAAAATCCTGAAAGGTTTTTTTGATACCTTCAGGGAGAATACATTCATCAATTGTTTTGGGTCTGTATTTTTCAACCCATATAAAATCACTCATTTAAAACCTTTTTTAGATTTTGGTTTATCAATAACCTCAATAACTGGTGAATTAAACCCTCGTCGATTCCACCAATACTCTTGGACTTCATCCCAAGATTCTATCACAAAAGATTGGTCTTGGCAAACTATCTTATAGTGATGACGATCATATGGTTCATCACTTGTTTGTGAGAAGTATCTTGGATCATTTTTTTTAATTAGTTCTGTCATCATCATAAAAATCATAAGGACCATTCATCTTCTTCTCTAACTCTCTCTCATCTAAAACTTCATTAATAAGATCTTTCAATTCAATCTTAAGTGCGTCCGATATGAGATTAAGTTTATTAACCTTTAAAGGTGGTATGGCAGCACGTTGCTCTTCAATACTTCTACCCTCACCTTTACCATCTCCATATGACATTCCTTGAGTATTAATCGTCATGATCATCCCAAGGGTCTGTTAAATTTTTATTAGCAAAGAATCCTTTATACACACCATACCCTGCTAACAGAACAGTAATCACTGCGATTGATATACCAAAAGTATAATCAGGGTTAAATGTGAAATGTGGAATCAATGTATCATTGCATTTAGCAATCGTATCTGGGTCATTCCAAGTACCAGGTAAAGTATAGACTGGTGGGCATGCCGAAAAAATCATTCTTGTAATCTCCATTGCTTTCTCATTGTAACATACTTTTCATCTTTTGCTGCTCTATCTCTTATTTTTTTGAAAATGTTTGCAGAACGGGACTTTTCACAGTGTAGTGCGGTTGGCGACTGCGGTGATACGGAACCATCGC